AGATTACTGCAAGGTGTTGGTTTTGTAAAAGAAGGTGTAATTAGACAAGCAATGTTAGTAAATAATAAGTATGTAAATGCAGCTTTATACGGAATGTTAAAAGGAGAATGTAAATGGGTATGAAGATGAAACCAGAAATGCCGCCACAAATTGATACGTCTGTTACAGATAGAACTGCTGAAAAAGAAGCAGCGTTAGAAAAAGAAAGACAAAGAATGATAAAGGCAGGTAAATCAGGTCTAGGTTATAGTATTATGACAGGCGGACAAGGCGTAACTGACGAAGCAAATGTTGGTAAAACTGTATTAGGAACAGGATCACAGTAATGGCTGTTGCAAAAGAAACACTTGCACCATACGATTATCTAAAAAAACGTATGAGCGCAATGACTAGCTCAAGAGAAACTTGGGAAGATCATTGGCAAGAAATACTAGATTATGTCATGCCAAGAAAAGCAGACGTAACACTGGTGCGTGCAAAAGGCGAAAAAAGAACAGAAATACTTTACGATAGTACAGCTATAACAGCTAACACTTTACTTGCTGCAAGTTTACAAGGCACACTTACATCACCATCACTACCGTGGTTTTCTATAAAACTACGCGACAAAGAATTAAATGAACAAAGAGATGCACAGCTGTGGTTAGAAGATACAGCTAGACGCATGTATGACGCATTTAATGACGCGAACTTTAACACAGAAGTACACGAGATGTATCTTGATCTTACATCTATCGGTACAGGATGTTTGTTCGTAGAAGAAAACGCAAAAGGTTTTGCAGAGGGTGGCATACATTTTAAAACACTACACATAAATGAATTTTACATACAAGAAAACGTAAATGGTTATGTTGATACTGTCTATCGGAAATACAAAATGACAGCACGACAAGCCTTGCAAGAGTTTGGTGAGGACAATCTCGGTCAAAAGGTAAAAGAGGCAGCGCACTCGAAACCAGAAAAAGAGTTTGTTTTTATCCATGCTGTTGAGCCAGCAGAAGATTATACACGCATGACAGGTGAAAGTAATACTAAGTTAAAGTTTCATAGTTGCCATGCTTGTGAAGATGACAAGATGATTGTCCGATCTGGTGGTTACAACGAATTTCCATATCTCGTACCTCGGTGGGCAAAAGCGACTGGTGAAACATATGGTCGCAGCCCATCATATAATGCTTTGCCAGATATAAAAACATTAAACAAGGCTGTAGAGATAGGACTGAAAGCATGGGCCAAAGCTATAGATCCACCATTATTAGTACAAGATGACGGTGTTATAGGTCGTGTTAGGACAACACCAGCTGGTATAACTGTTATCAGAAATGATGGTGCAATCAAACCGTTACAGATAGGCACTAATTGGCAAATAACTGACATGAAAGAAACCCAATTACGTACAGCTATAAGGCAAGCCTATTATTCAGATCAGTTGCAGTTGCAGGATGGCCCTCAAATGACTGCCACTGAAGTGCAAGTTCGTTATGAGCTTATGCAAAGATTGCTTGGCCCAACGCTAGGTAGATTCCAATCAGAGTTTCTAAATCCGTTAATTGAACGTATTTTTGGCATTATGCTAAGAGCAGGGGCGTTACTCCCTCCCCCTGATAGCATACAGGAAACAAAGATGGACATTGAGTACGTTGGGCCACTAGCAAGATCTCAAAGAATGGAAGAAGCTAATGCAATAGACAGATTGTATCAGCTTGCTATGAACATTGCACAAATAAATCCTGCTGTTATGGAAATTATAAACCATGACGAAGCTGTAAGAATGAGAGCAAAACTACTAGGTGTACCAAACAGTATACTGGTTAGCAGAGATGATGTAGAAGAATCTCGACAAGCACAAGCACAGCAACAAATGCTACAACAGCAAATGATGCAAGAGCAGCAGGCAGCGCAAACTACACAGTCGCAGGCAGACGCAGCTAAAGCACTTGCTGATCCAGACGCACAAAGAGCTATACAAGAAGCACAGGCACAAGCAGAAGCATTAACATGACAATAGATCAAATGGATGATTACGAAAGAGATCATATCGAACTCGTAGAAAACTACAGACAATGTTTTGATACTGACGCAGGCAAAAAAGTATTAGAGGATTTGAAAGCTGCTTATGGCGACAGATTAAGTTATGAACAAGATCCGTACCACACAGCCTTTAAAGAAGGTCAGCGTAGCCTTTACTTACGCATAACACGTTTAACAGAACAAAGGAAAGAGTAAATGTACCCAGAAGAACAGGCCGATATGGAAACACAGGCAACCCAAGACAGCACTGTACTTGGATCTGAAGTTGATAGCGATAACCTAGATTGGAAATCATCACTACCATCTGATCTTGCTAATGATCCTACAATAGCACAATTTAAAGACGTAGAAAGTCTTGCAAAAACAGTTGTTCATCAACAAAAACAAATGGGCAGTAGAATACCACTACCAAAAACAGATGATGAATACAAAGAATTGTATGGAAAATTAGGCAGACCAGATGAGCCAGCAGGATACGAGATGAAAGTACCAGAAGGTATGGATGCTTATTTTAATGATAATATTATGGGCGAGTTTAGAAACGTAGCGCACAATATTGGATTAAGCCAAAATCAAGTAAATGCACTAATGGAATACCAAGCAAGTATGGTTACAGCTGAAATAGATAATCAACCGTCAATACTGGCAGCGCAAAAAGAAGAAACAGAAAATGTGCTGAAACAAGAATGGGGCCTTGATTACGATAAAAATGTACGAGCTGCACAAAGAGCATTGCAAGTGTATGGAGATCCAGAAATAATGGAGCTAATGAATACAACAGCTGGTAACAATCCTGCTGTAGTAAAATTATTTGCAAGATTAGGTGCAGAAGTAACAGAGGATATGACACAGAATACACAGAACAATAATCTAGCAACTTCACGACTAGACGCACAAGATGAAATTTCTGATATATATTCTAATCCAGAACATCCGTATTTCAACGGATCACATCCAGATCATAGAGCCGCTGTAGAAAAAGTCAGACAACTACATGAAAAAGTTTACGGACGATAATTAAGATTTGTAATCTAAATGTTTCATGTTATACTAGTTTAACATTTGCAGGCCCAGACGGATAACTTGCACTGTGGGTATGATGCCTTAAAATCCGCATGACAGTGCGTTATCTGTAAGGTTTCCCTGTGTTACAGGATAAAAACCGTTTTAACTTTAACTTAACAGGAGAACTATTATGTCAATAGAAATCACTACAGCTTTTGTCGAGCAATACAAAAGCAACGTGTTCCACTTGGCACAGCAAAAAGGTTCAAGATTAAGAGATGCGGTTAGATCAGAAACGGTTGTTGGTAAAGCTCATTTCTTTGAAAGAATCGGTACTGCTGCAGCAGAGCGTAGAACATCACGCCATGCTGACACACCAAGAATGGATACACCACACTCCAGACGTAAAGTAACTATGGACGATTACGACTGGGCAGACTTGATTGATAACGAGGATAAGGTACGTATGCTTATTTCGCCTCAATCAGAATACGCAATGGCAGGCGCATGGGCAATGGGCCGAGCAATGGATGATTCAATTATTAGTGCAGCTACAGGCACAGCTTTTGGCGGTGTAAGTGGCGGAACTAGTGTGGCTCTTCCAGCTGGTCAAAAAGTTGCTCACGGATCTGCAGGTTTAACACTGGCAAAACTATTATCAGCTAAAGAAATTCTTGATGCTAATGATGTTGATCCAGATGAGCCAAGATTTTGCGTGGTTACTGCAGGCCAATTAACTGATTTGTTAGGAGTAACACAAGTAACTTCAGCAGATTTTTCTAGTGTGAAAGCACTTGTGCAAGGCGAAATTAACACTTTCTTAGGTTTTAATTTTATCAGAACTCAACGTCTAGGTACTGACAGTGATGGTAATCGCCAAGTGTTAGCTTTCACTTCATCAGGAATAGGACTTGCTGTCGGTCAAGATGTGAACACTCGCATCAGCGAACGTGCAGATAAGAACTATGCAACGCAAGTATTCCTATCAATGACTATCGGTGCTACACGTATCGAGGACGAAAAAGTCGTTGAAATAGCTTGCACAGAATAGGAGGATTGAAAAATGGCTACAGTTTATTCAGTACAAAAAACAAAATGGTCGCAGAATAACCCTTCTGAAAAAATTAACACGAATGAAAAAGGCGGAAGGCTACGTATTGCTTATGCACTATACGAAGCATCAAGCCTTGCATCAGGAGATGTTATTGAAATGTTCAATCTACCTAACGGTGCTAGAATATTAGAAGGTACACTTACCCATGATGCTCTAGGTAGTAGTACAACACTATCTGTTGGACACGCAGCTTATACAAGCTCTGCAGGTGCAACAGTTGCATTAGATGTTGACGAATACTTTGCAGCAGCTGCTTCTACATCTATCACTACGGTGGCAGTTGCAGCAACATCAGCATTAGGAAGAAACAGTGTCGTAGACGCTAACCAAGATGGTATTCCTATTACTGTTGTTATGGGTGGAGCTGCTGGTACAGGTACAATTGAATTGACTATGTACTACGTTCTTGACTAAGAACAACAACATGGGGGGGGGAGTAACATCCCCCCTAACTACAAAGGTGTATGATGGTAACAGAAGTTTCTATATGCAGTAACGCACTAAGGCGATTAGGTGATGATCCTATCACTAGCTTAACAGATGATACAGAAAGAGCGAGATTGTGTAATGCGTTTTACGAAGATGCAAGAGATCTTACATTGCGTTCACATCCGTGGAATTTTGCTATTACACGAGCTACATTAGCACAACTTAGCACAACTCCAGCATACGGATTCGACTACATGTATGCACTGCCAACAGATCCATATTGTCTGCGTGTATTAGAAATGGAATTTGTTGATTATATATTTAAAATAGAGAATGACGCTACAAACGGTAGAGTATTGTTGACAGATGAAAGCACAGCAAAAATACTTTACATAGCAAAAATTACAAATCCTACATTATTTGATTCAATGTTTACAGAAACATTAACAGCAAAATTATCTGCCGATCTTGCTTATCCAATAACAGGCAGTGTGCAGTTGCAATCACAAATGGAAAAACTATATAGAGATAAACTATCTGAAGCCAGAAGTGTTGATGGAATGGAAGGATTTGTAGATGACTTTGTTTCAACAACATTTACGGACTTTAGAACATAATGGCAAGAGTACACCCTTTTCAATCAAATTTTACTGCTGGTGAATTAAGTCCTAAATTAGCTGGACAAATTGACTTTAAAAAATACGCTAATGGTGTAGAAACATTAGAGAACATGACTGTTTTTCCACAAGGCGGAGCAGCACGAAGATATGGCACAAGATATATAGGCCCAGTTAAAGATCACACAAAAACAACAAGACTAATACCTTTTGAGTTTAATGATGAACAAACTTACATATTAGAGTTTGGACACCAATACATAAGATTTTATAAAGACGAAGGTATAATTACAGAATCTAACAAAACTATAAGTGGTATAACACAAGCTAATCCTGCTGTAGTAACTGCAACATCACATGGTTATACAAACGGTGATGAGGTTATAATTACAGGTGTTGTAGGCATGACAGAAGTAAACGGAAAAAGATTTAAAGTTGCAAACAAAACTACAAACACTTTTGAATTACAAACACTAGCTGGTGTAAACATAAACAGCACTAGCCATACTGCATACGGATCTGCAGGTGTCGCTAATAAAATATACGAAATTACAACTACTATTACAGAATCTATATTATATGAAATACAACATACACAATCAGCAGATATTATGTATATTGTGCATGAAACATTAGCACCGCAAAAACTTACAAGAACTGGTCATACATCATGGAGCATAACTAATGAAGTGTTAGAAAATGGCCCATATTTAGACGCTAATACTACATCTACAACACTAAATCCTGCATCTACAGCAATAGCTACAGGTGTTGCGTTGGTTGCATCAGCTGATTTATTTGCTGCAACAGATGTAGGTAGGTTAGTAAAATTACATAGTGGTCATGCTAAAATTACAGCGTTTACAGATGCACAAAATGTTACAATAGAAATACTAGCAACATTATCTGCTAGCACAGCTACAACAGATTGGCAACTAGGAACATTTGTATCAACGCTAGGATTCCCTAGAACAGTTACATTTTTTGAACAAAGGTTAGTATTTGCTGGCACAACATCATTTCCACAAACTATATTTGCATCACAATCAGGACTGTATACAAACTTTGATGTTGGTACATCAGCTGCGGCTGACGCTTTTATATACACGATTGCTGCAAACAAAGTAAATGTTATAAGATGGTTAGCACCTGCAAGAGATTTAATTGTAGGTACAGCAGGTGGTGAGTTTAGAGTAGGCAAGCCTGTAGGTGAGCCACTAAAACCAGATAATGTTAATATAACATTACAAACAACTTATGGAGGCAACACAACAGAGGCAGTGCAAATTGGCAACGTAATTTTATTCGTGCAAAAACAAAGAAAAAAAATTAGAGAGTTTGCGTACAGATTTGATGATGACGCATATTCTGCACCAGACATGACAATACTTGCAGAGCATGTTACTGGCACAGGTGTATATGACATAGCATGGGCGCAAGAGCCAGAAAGTATTTATTGGGCAGTGCGTGATGATGGAATATTGCTAGGTATGACATATAAACGTGAAGAAGATATTATAGCATGGCACAGACACATACTAGGTGGATTTGTCAAACACTCTTTTAACGCAGGAACTGCAATAACAGCGAGTGGATCAGACACATTAAAAAATGGCAAGATAACAATATCATCACACGGTTACACAACAGGAGATGCAGTTGTATATGATGCTAATGGCAACACTGCTATAACAGGATTAGATGATGGCAGGACATATTATGTGTATGTTATAGACGCAAACACAATAAATCTTGCTAGGACTTATCAACAAGCAATTGACAGGACAGTGCAACAACTAACCGCTGTTGGATCTGGCACACACATATTTAAAAATCATGCAAAAGTTAAATCTATAGCATCTGTTTCTAGTGATACTGAAAATGAAGTCTACGTTATTGTGGAAAGAATTATAGATGGATCAAGAGTACAATATGTAGAATATTTAGATAGCACACTAAATATGGATAGCTCATTAAGTGGTTTGATAAATGGTGCTGATGGCACGTTGACAAATCTGGATCACTTAGAGGGTGAAAGCGTACAAATACTTGTAGGTGATGCTGTGTACCCAAATCAAACTGTAAGTAACGGACAAATATCAGTAACTTTACCATCAACAAGTGGGCAGCATTTAGTAGAGGTTGGTTTAGGTTATACTAGTAAATTAGTAACTATGAAAATAGAAGCAGGAGCAAATGCTGGCACTGCACAAAACAGGCCAAAAAGATTTAACGAAATAGCAGTGAGATTACACGAAACTGTAGGTGTAACAATAAATGGCGACCAGATACCTTTTAGATCATCATCTACACCAGTCGGTCAAAACATCCCAGAGTTTACAGGAGATAAAAAAGTAACTAATCTAGGATGGGATACAGACGGACAAGTAACGATTGAGCAAACACAACCTTTACCAATGACAGTGCTAGGAATAACTGGTACACTAGTAACAAGCGATTAGGAGAATAAAATGTTTTTTGGATTATTTGGATCATTAATAAACGCAGCATTTACAATGAGTGCTGCACGACAACAAATACAAATGATGAAAGCAAACGCAGCTTGGCAAAAATACGAATCAGAATTAAATCATCATTATGAAAAACAAAAAAGATTAACTGAACAAAGAAAGTTATTAAGTGAACAAAGAGCAAGAGGTGCGGCTGCTGGAATAGTAGTAGGAACTGGTAGTAGTCTGATTGCTATGAACGCTGACATGGAAGAGTTTGAAACAGATTTATGGTACATGGAAAAAGGATTATGGGTAGAGGGTAAGACAAGAGATGCAGAGTTAGCAGGAGAAATAGCAGCAACAACCTATAATGCAGGATCTAGTATATTAGGTGGATTTATGCAAGGTGCTAATCAAGCGTCAAGGATGCAACAAGCAAGTACATTTGGTAGTGGCATTTATGCTTCTGGCCCTATGTCTACTCCTATGTCAGGTATATTTTAGAGGTAAAACATGGTTAGAATACCAAGATACGAAGGATCGCTAGGAACATCACCAATTAGAAGTGGCAGAAATATAAGAACTGGCACTAGTGGTGCTAATGCACTAATGAATTTAGGAAAAGAAATACAACAAAACCTAAATCAATTTGGTGAACAAAAAATTGCACTACAACAAAAAATTAGAGATCAAGAAATAAGAAACAAAGGATTGTTAGCGCAAGCTGAAACAAATCAATGGATTGAAGATCAAAAACAACGTTTCGAGGCTAGAGATGATTATGAAATGTACGGATCTTTATACGAAAAAGATGTTGAAGTATGGAGAAAAGAATTAAAGAAAAAACACTTTACATTAAATGGTGTAGTTGATGAAATAGCATGGAACGCACACCTTGCAGATATGTCAACACAATTTGTTACAGGCAAAATTGAAATAAATAAAATAGCAAAAAAGAAATTTAATCACACAACTATAACAGCTTACGAAACAACAACTAGTGATGCAATAAGAAACATAGGCAATGCAACTACTGTTGCACATGCACAATCGCTCTACAGAACTTATGAAGCTATATACAATGAACACAAAGACAATGAGATTTTTGAGCCAGCTGAAATCAATAAGTCATTTGAAAATGTAAAAAAACGTACAAACGAACAATTAGCATTATTTGCAGTAGGGAACGGAACTTTGCCAACCTATGTAAATGAATTTGGTGATACAACATTAAATGCTAGAGAAATAGCATCTACATTAGGAGATGAAGATTTTACTTTCACAGATGTTGACGGTAATAGTGTTCCTATTACAAGTGAATTAAGGCAAGAGTTAATAACAAATTATACAACATTAGCAAACACACAATCACAAAATGATACAGCAGAAAGAAATCGATTAGCAGATGCAGATAACTCTACTTTGACAAACGAATTAATAGACTTCAAACAAAGCAAAAAATTAGATGAAAATTATATTGATCGTGTACGAGATTCAGATTTAACACCAGCTAGAAAAGACCAACTAGTTAATGATTATTTAGCATTACAAACAAATATGGATCAACCTTATGTAGATACACAGGCAGGTAGAAACACAGAAGTTGTATTAAATAATTTAATAGATTCAGGAGCTATTTCTTACAACGATCCAGAAGAAATGGCCCTTATAAGTAATGCGTACATACAAAATCTTATAGATCAAGAAACTTACAATTCTATGCTAAATAGAGCAGAAAATGTGCAAAGAGAAAAAGGTAAAATATACGTAAAGAAAACTATAGCAGCAGCAAGAACTATAGCAAAAAGATTAGGAAATCAAGATTTGTTTCAACTTATGGAAGAAATACAACAAGACACAGGAACCGCTCCAGCAGATAGAATGACCAGTATGATGGCTCTGTTAGATTCAAATGCAGATCATTTACTAATATATGAAGCAGTAAACAACATGAACGAAATAGTAGAAGGAGCAGTAAAAGAAGGTATACCGATAGATGACTTGTTAACAAATGTAGCAAGCGATAATTACATTGTAGATGATATAATAGAAGTCTATGAAAATAAAAAATTTGAGGCAATAGAAAGTGCGGCAGAACAAGAAGCACAAGAGATGTTAAAGGAGAAAGAGTATTTAGGTTTTGGAGATAACGAATTTAGAATAAAACCAGCATTATATTTAAATACACTAAATGCAACAATACCAACTGAATACGCTGCAAGAGATGGTGAAACTATCGAAGAATATGTTGATAGAGTTGGAGTTATTAGCACACCGTTTGGCATACAATATTTCCCAGATACTGTAGATGTTAGCTCATTAACATTTAAAAAAAATTTAGGTCAAAATAATGAGTAGAAGAGTTACTGCAGCACAATTAAGAGCTGCTGGTTTTACTGAAGAATCAATTATTGAACACATTGAGAATGAACGCGATAGATACAAAAGCGTTGGTTTTAGTGATTATCAAATAAATAATTTTTTTGGTATAGAAAAATCATCAACAATATCAAAATCATTAATAGGAGATGAAAATAACAACTCAACAGGTATGTTGCAATCTGTCAATGCAGACGATCAAGTAAATACAGATGACATTAATGTATTAGAAAAAAAAGTAAAAGAAGGCCAAAATGTTGATACCTCACAAGAAATAGTCCCAGAAAAAGATACTGTAGTAAATCCTGATGATAAAATACCAGTTACAAAAGCAAATTCTACAGAAAGTAATACAGAAGAAGAATATGTCAAACCTATTATAGATGGTACAAACGCAACATCATATAACATAGATTTATACAAAAATATTAAAGATGAAGCGATACGGCAAGAGGTTGAGGATACTGCTGCTAAAATTATGTTGTCTAAAGGCAAGATTTATTTTGATCGTTTAACTGACCAACAAAAACAAGATTATTCTAAAAATGGTGGAAAGCTAGAAATAGATGGCAAACCAGTAGAGGTTATAATAAACGCACAAAGATTAAGAAAGCAAAGAGAAGAAGAAGAAAGAGCTAAATTAAAAGTGCTTGATGAAACAGCTTCTACTGGATTATACACAAAAAGTGTAATGAATGATACACAAATAAATTACGCATTAAATGAAAATGAAATAAATACATTAAATTTTAATCTAAGCGTTTTGTCTGGAATAGTTAGCGATAATACAAACAAAAGAAGCGCAGACGACAGTGCAGGCGGATTATTTCAAATAAGAAATGATGAAATGATAGGGTTATTAAATGACTTAAATGATATTATGGTTTCTTACGATCCAGATTTCAAAAGACCAACATGGTGGAATAAAGCCTATGGTCATAAAAAAGCTGACGTATTACCTGTAGATGTGCAAAGAAGTCTTGCTTTAATAAAACTGACAAAAAATGTAGATGCCCCTGATTTAATTGTAGCTGCATCACAAGGAAACGTAGAAGCATTAGAAACTTTATTGTTAGAAAATTATGATACTTCATTAATTGACAATCCAGATAAATTTTTAAAAGCAAAAGAATACTATGGATCTTGGTCAACATTTGATTATGAATATGTTATGGCTGGACTGTCAACTTTTAAAGATGATGGATTAATTACAAATGCACTAGAAAAAAGTAATATTGGTAAAAAAATTATTGAAGCAGGTGGTGGTCAAGGTGCTTATAGTCCTTTCGGTAATGGATTTCAAACTTCTGTTATGGGATTATTTTTAGATTTTCAACAACAAAAAAACGAATATGGTTTTACAAATAAAGAAGCACTAGAAAATTCTTTTATGTTTCAAACAAAAAATTTCGGTCAAGATTTAATTACAATGGCTGCACAAGTTGCAGGTGATTCACCTGCCATAGCAGCAGGAGCAACATTAGGTTTTGTTGGTGGGGTAGCAGGAGGGCCAGCAACACCAATAATTGCTATTACAGGTGGTTTTGCAGTGCCAGAAACACTTAGAGATGTTTACATGAGAGCTATGTTAAATGATGAAGTAGATGATTTTCAAGACTTTATGAATGAATTAATTAATGTAAAAACAGCAATATCTGGTGGTAAATTTACAGTTACAGGTGCAGCAACAGGAACAGCTGGTGTTTTTACAAGAAGAAAATATGGTAATACTGCAGCACTAGGAGTTGAAACTGTAACAATGGTTTCTGTTTTGTCTGCATTAGAAGGTCAAGTCCCTAGCAGAAAAGATTTTTTAAACGCTGCAGTTATGATATATGGAATACATGGTGTTTCACGAGGCACTAATAAACTATACAATATTTATAAAAAATACGGTATACCACCACAAAATCTAAGAAAAGCAGCAGATGAAAATCCAGAAATTTTAGCTGATTTATTAGATACAGATATGGATGCGCCACAAATATTAATTGATATGAACGAAGCTTATGTATCTGGATTGTCTGACGCAACTAACACTAAAATTGTTGATCCACCAAAAAATAATATAGGAGCTGACATAAAAACAGAAAGCTCAACAGAGCGTTACAAAATTGTTGATAGACAAACAACAGATTATGGAGAAACAGTAATTAAAGTTGAACGCAACAATGATCCAAAATTAAAAGAATTAGAAGAAGATTTACGCAGACAAGAAAAAGATTTAGAACTTATAGAAAACCCAGATTCACTGTATCTGGGAAATAGAGTTGAAGGAATAATAAAAAAAGAAATAGAAATTGCAAAAACTAAAAAACAGATTGAAGAGCAACGAGGCAAATCTAAAGAATCAGATATAGAAAGAATAGATATACCTGAAGAATCTTCTTACATGGCAATGCCAAAAGACAAACTTGATATAGAAATTGTTGGAGAAAGCATTAACATACAACCAAAAGTTGAAAAGGATTTTCAGATAAAACAAAAAGATGGAGCTTTTAATAGAGATATAGTAGAAACCAGAAAAGATGACAAATTTTTAAAAAGAAACTTAAATGAAATAGAAGGTGAAATTACAAACTATACAACCAATGATTATGTTGTTAGCGGTACTGAAACATTTGGTACGTCTAAATATTTTATAAACAAAAAAGCATACCCAGAGTTATTTGCAGAAATGAAAAACTATTTAGGTGGCACTAAAAAGAAAGCAGGTAAAACAGACAACGTTATTAATACATATTTTAAAAAATTAAACTTATCTAAAATGTCAAAAGTAGATGAAGTTTTTGGCATTAGAAAAAATGGATCAAGCGGCAGTCCTTACAATAAAATTATACTAAGAACAAACAAAGGTGATTTTGTTGAAGTGCCAGCACAAATGTATGCAAATATAAAAGAGTATACATACACTTTAGATAATTTTGAGGTAAAAGCAAAAGCAACATTAGCTTATGATAAAAATTTATTAATAGCTTATGACGAAGTTGCAAATAAAGTTATTGCTGTATTACAAGCAAAAAAAGTAGATCCGAAAATAAACACACAAGCTAATACTTATTACGAAAGATACACAAAACGTGATGATAAAGTATTTCCAGATACCAACAACACAAATGCTGATATTGGCCAAAGAAAAATGCCAGATGAGCCAGAATCTATATTCAAAGAAGAAGATCCATCATACAGAACTGCTGAATCATACGAAAGATTTTTTAATAGTGCAAAAGGTTTAGAGGTAGTAGATCTTGTTGCATTGGTAAAAACTTTAACAAAAAACACTCCTCAATTAAAAAACGTAATAAGAACTGGAAAAGGCGAAGCGCTTGGTGTTTTTAGATACGCAAGCAGTAACAAAAAAAGGACTGATAAAGAATTAAGAATACAAGTAGTACGTGCTTTGCAAGAAGATCCAGAAAAATTTACTATGACACTTGCACACGAAATAGGTCATTTAATTGATTCATTGCCAGAAGGTGTCATAAAAGACAAAGATAATTTATTAGGAAGATTAGCTGGATTAAAAGGTTATATGAACGAATGGATAGGTGCAAAAGCAGATGGTGCTAGTCCATTGAATAAAAAAGAAATAGCACGTATAAAAAAAGAGGCAGAAGCAGACGCGGAAAAGTTATACGAAAAAAACAAAAAAGATTTAGAAGAAGAAACAGGAATTACAGCAGATGACATTAAAGGTATTATTAATGATCCAGAGTTTAGATCTAAATTAAATCCTAATTTTTATGATGAATTTTTAAATTTGTCAGACGCACTAAGAACACAAATATTAAAAAGTGCTTTCAAAGGTATTATTGATCCATACATAAAACCATTAGTAGATAAATACTCTGGAGCTAATGTAAAACATACTGCCGAAATAATGGCAAAAGCAGAAGAAATATTTGCTAGAAAAGTCGAAGCTGAAATGCGTGCTAGAGGACTAGTAAACAGACAAGAGATAACACAAGAATTAATATCTTTATCAGAAAAATGGAAACCTTACGACAAACAAGAAATGTTGAGGCAAGATCCAGATTTTGTAAAATACAGGGAAAGCTCTCCAGAACTAATGGCAGATTTTATGATGGCTATACTTACAAGGCCTAGATGGACTATGCTACATGCACCAAAGGCAACACAACTATTTTACAATCACATGTATACTAGACCAGATGTAAGGTTTGCCTATGAGCGTACACAAAATATTTTACAAGCACCAAAAAGTGAACGCTATGGTCAATTCTTTGTAGACATGGCTAATATGTTTTCAGACAGTAATCAAAAATTGCTTGAAGCAAAAACAAACGCATACAGAGAAAGCAAAAATGTTTATGACACTTTTATGATACATTATGTTGACACTGCTGGTTGGTTTTTAAATAGAAAAAGTGGTGGTGGTAAAGCATTTGGTTTTGATAATATTATGAGAAACAGATGGATGGATGAAGCAACAATGGCAGTAGACGCTAAATTAAAAGCATATCAATACAGGCCAGTTGTATTAGAATCATACATAACTCAGATGGGTAAAATTTTAACAAAGCTAGAAAAATCTGGTCGCGGTGATATAGAGCAATTAGGTACAGCATTGTTGTTAAGAAACTTAGCAAATTCAACGCAAAGAAGCAAAGTAGCAAATCCAACTGGCATGTGGGCAATGTTAGAAAGAGATGCAGATGGAAAAGCTTTTGCAGCAAAGCATAAGGATAAATTAAGAAATCCTGCAGAAGCTTATGAAATATTAATAAAAGACAATCCATTATTAGATGAATTAGTAGAAGAGTTTTACAAAGTTAGAAAAGAGTATGTAATACCATTGTTTCGTGAAAGCAAAGCATTTAACAAAAAACAACTAGAAATGCTAGAAAATAATTTAGAATATGTAAATTATAACGTAACAGAGCAAGCAATTAAAGTTATGCAAGAAAGCGGTGGCAATAAAACTTTAACTGCTGCATTTATGAAACCAACTATAGGAACATTACAAGATATAATAAATCCTTTTCAATCAACAATAGAAAAAGATCTTTTAATTATTGGTGAACTAAAAAGAAACGCACTAATACACGATATGGCAAATTGGATGATACAAAATAAAAAGATGCTAGAAGATTTTGGATCAGCAGAAATGCAAAAACTTGTCCCAAACTGGAAAGATAGAATAATACAAAAAGCAAAAACAAAAGACGAAAAAGGCACACTAGCTCCAGCACCATTGGGTATGGAAACGGTATCATTTCTATCTGGTGGTAAGTATGTGCATTATTATTTTAATAAACAAGCTGCAATAGCTTTTAAACGAAATCCAGAACAATATGTTGGTTTTATGGAATGGATTAGTACAGGTAACGCGTTTCTTAGAGGAATATTTACACAATACAATCCTGTTTTTTGGAACAAAGAAATTGTAAAAGATGCAAGAGCTACAGTAACTAACCTACCAAAAGCAACTTTCTTTTTTGGTAAAGACACTGCATACGTACCTACACTGATAAAATCATTAAAACCAGCTTGGAAATCAGTATTTGGAGAAGGTGATGATGTAACAAGAATGTTTAATAGAGAAGGTTATTGGCTACCAATCACTGATGGTTACAGAACAAACGCAGGTAGAAAACATTTAAAATATAGAAACAAGCAAGGTGAATTACAAGGAGATCTATATTATAGAGAGCAAATTGAAGCAAAAATGGGCATGAGAACACGAGAAAAATTCTACGAAAAAGTTTTTGGGCCTTTATATGATTACATAGGTAAAATAGCAATTTTTTACGATAGAGCTAATAAATTAGGAGGATACACTCAAGCAAAAAAAATGATTGATAATGGAACAATACCTCCAATGACAAGAGATGAATTGTATTTACGAACAGTGTCTGATTTTGGATCGCCACCATTTGGATTACACGGTCAACTACATCCAATAACAAACAATCTACTTTTATTTAGTAACGCATTTACACAAGGATGGAGAAGAGATTTAGGTGTTATAAAAGGTGATCCAGTAGACATACTAGGCAAACACATGAAATATCAAATACTACCAAAGATGGTTGAGTATTTAGCAAAAATAGGTGTTTTAGGTGGTTATTTAGAAGCAGTGTACGGTGGCGTTAGAGAATATGACAAATTAAATTATCATATTATACCATTAGGTTTTACATCAACTGGTAGGTCATATTATTTAAGAATACCAATGGATGAAACTGCAAGATTTTTTGCAGGACTTTTCTTTACAACTGCTGACGCAATAGGTGGTGGTGGTAAAATAAGGGATATACTAAATGTAGGTACAGAAACATTACCATCATTTTCACCAGTTATTCAGTTTCTAAGTAACACTTACAAAGTAATGGTAGGTGGTGAAAATCCAGTAGATCCATACACACAAACAAAAATATTAGATGAAGATGTATTTAACTCTGATTTACATTTGAGAAAAGTAACAGATTATTTAAAATATCAATTTGATAATAATATTGGAGGCACAGTAGGTTTTCAATTTAAAAGTGATAATTTAGAAGAATTAGCTTCTGAACTAGAAGAGGTATTAAATTTTCCAATAATAGGTAGACAAATACAAAACTATTTAATGGTCGGCAATGATCCAAAAGAAGTTGCTGCAAGAGAAAGGGTAAGAGATTTAACAACTGCAGAAGCAACGGATAGAGTTATTTACAAAGACGCTCTAGTTAAATTAACCGATCCTTACGCTATGGAATCTTTTACACCAAGAGAATTGGAAATGCTAGTTAAAAACTCAAAATATATTAAATCTAATTCTGTTGTTAAAAGAGCTTTAGTTAGGGCATTTGGTGGCCCTGATTACGTGGAATATTATTTACAAGCTAATAAAAAAGAACAACTTGCAATATTAATTCGATTCTTAGAGCCAGACATGTCTATACATGGAGAAGGTGCAAGTAACATTTTTTCAGAAATTTACCAACAAATAAAAGATAGCGGTGGAGTAGAAAATGTACTTCAAAATGTAATCGAATAGTGTATAATAGGAGGCAATATGACCATAACAACTACCATAGCTAAAAACAGTTACTCTGGCAACGGAAGTACAACGGTATTTGCGTACCAGTTTAAAATACTTGCACAAGGCGATTTGCAAGTAATCCTTAGATCGTCTACAGGAACAGAAACAGTACAAGAAATAACAACACACTATAGTGTATCAGGTGTAGGATCAGCAACTGGTGGTAATGTAACATTTGGATCTGCACCTGCATCTGGTGTAACAGTTGTTATCAGAAGAGCTACTACACAAACACAAACTGTTGATCTTGTAGAAAACGATCCATTTACAGCAGAAACAGTAGAAACTGCTTTTGACAGATCTATCATACTAGCACAAGAGTTGCAGGAACAAGTTGACAGATCACTAAAAATTTCACGCACAAACACTATGACTTCTACAGACTTTACTACCTCTGCAACTGATAGAGCAAACAAAGTATTAGCGTTTGACAGTAGTGGTGAGTTAGCAGTTACACAAGAAATAGGAACATTTAAAGGTAACTGGGCAGCATCAACGACATACGCTGTCAGAGATATAGTAAAAGACACAAGCACTAACAATATATTTATAGCAAAGACAGCACACACATCATCTGGATCACAACCTCTTACAACAAACACAGATAGTGGGAAGTGGGATCTATTAGTAGATGCCGCTAGTGCTACAACAAGTCAAAACGCAGCAGCTACATCAGCAACAGCCGCAGCAAGCTCTGCTACAGCAGCTGCCTCGTCTGCGTCAACAGCGTCTGGCCACAAAGACACAGCAACAACACAAGCATCAAACGCCTCTACATCTGCTAGTAATGCTGCCAGTAGTGCTACTGCTGCCGCTAGTAGTGCAACAGCTGCTGCTGCATCATTGGACAGTTTTGATGATGTATATCTAGGAGCAAAGTCAAGCGATCCAAGTGTAGATAATGATGGTGATGCACTAGCTGCAGGAGCATTATATTTTAATACATCTAGTGATGCTCTAAAATACTACACAGGTAGTACTTGGGTAGCAATAACAGCAACCACTACAATAAGTGATTTAACAGATACAAACATTACAAGTCCAGCAGACGGATCATTGCTATTGTATGATACAGGAACATCAAAATACATTGACAACGTTATTAGCGGTGATGCTACACTAGCTGATACTGGTGCGTTGACTATTGCAAATGACGCAATAACAGGAGCAAAGATTGCTGATGATGCTATAAACAGTGAGCATTACACAGACGGATCTATAGATACAGCACATATTGCAGATTTAAATGTTACACAAGCTAAGATTGCAAACGAAGCAATAAACGAAGCAAAACTGCAAGTAAGTAACTCACCTGTAAATGGTTACATGTTGACAGCGCAGTCTGGTAATACAGGTGGATTGACATGGGCAGAAGCACCTAGTGGTGGTGGATTTAGTTTAGCATCAGCATTATCTGGTACAACACCTACAATAGATTGGTCGAGTGCTACAGCTTTTAGTCAAACCTTAGCTGCAAACACTACATATAGTTTTTCTAATGTACCAAGTGGTGGTGAGATAGAATTATTTTTAAAAAATGTAGGTAAAACACATGATTTCTTATCGTTAAATGCCGCAACTAATGAAGATTTTGATGGGCAAAAAGGCAATGAAAGAATTAAGGGTAGTTTATTTAACAATGATGGTACAAAATTTTATCTTGCAGGTGAAGATGGTAGTTACTCAATACATCAGTATTCCCTATCTACTGCTTATGATGTTAGCACAGCATCTTATGATAGTAAGGTATCACCATCTTTTGGTTCATCTGTAAGAATACATGGATTACATTTTAATGGTGATGGTACAGCATTAATAGCCGCACAAGGTAATGATTTATATGAGTATACTTTGACTGGTGCATATGATATTAGCACAGTATCTGGTACAGCAAATCATAGTATTGTTATGGATACACCTCTTAGTTTAGATAGTTCTGCTCATGCTTATTTTGTTAACATAAGATTTAATGCTAATGGCACACTAGCATATTTAGGTAATATGCGACACTCTGGTCAATCTTCTTATGCTACTACAAAGAGTGGCTTTATCATTAGTCTTAGCACTGCATATGATATTGATTCTACATTAACATTACTATCAACATTTGATTATGGTGCTGATGAATATTTTAAAACTGCCGCATCAAATGTATATTCTGATATAGCCTATGATGGGACTGCTATTGTCGCTGTAGAGGAAACAGTAGCTAGTGGTGTAAGTAGAGTGCATAAGTATTATCTTACAACTCCATGGGATTTATCTACTGCATCACATATTGGATCAGCCGATATAACTACTGCTAACTCTAATGCAACCAACATTTATAATGTAAGAACAACACCTAATGGAAAGTTTTTCTTTTATAATGAATATCAATCAGGTAATGCTGATAACGCTATTGTAAGAAATTATGATATAGTTGGTAATTTTGAAGTTGCATTACCAAGCAGTGTAAGTAGTCTACCTGCTGCATTTGGTGATGGCCCAGACCCTAGCACAACTTCTTATCTAAGACTGGTTAGCTTAGATGGGAGTAATGTATTAATAACTGACCATAAGGAAATAGTATAATGTCAGACAATAGGGTATCAATGAAGATGATAAGTGAAAAGTTAGATCATATGCACTCCGATATTGAGAAGAACTCAGCAGACATACACAAGCTACAACTTGAGATGTCCTATGGTCGTGGTGCTGTTAAGTCAGTTGCATGGATAGGAGGATGTATTGCTGTTGTCCTAGGTCTTATGAGAATATTCAACGGAGGATAACATGATACCATTTTTAGGTTTACTTTCTAATCCAATAACAAAGCTAGTCGCAGATAAAGTAATAGGAGCGGCAAGCCATGCTATGGAAAAGAAGAAGATGGTTCGAGAAGCAGAGATACAAGCTATTGCACAAACAGATTTTGCACAGATAAAAAAAGAAGAAGCTATTGCAAAAGCACAACAATCTGTGATGAAAGAGCAAGTAAAGGCCAGCTCAAAATCGTGGAAAGATGAGCTATTGACTATTGTGTTTTCTGGAATATTGATAGCTCATTTTGTCCCATACACACAGCCACACATGGTAGTGGGATGGGAATTATTAGGTAACGCGCCAACAGAGTTCTGGTATATAGTGTTAACAATAGTAGCTGGATCATTTGGTGTATCTACACTGACTAAATGGAAAAAGTAATGAAACAGTCAAAGCTAGATAGGATCTTGTCTTGGATAGCTTGGGCAATAATAATTGTATGGATACTTGTTATTATAATTGTACCTACAGAGGCAAACGAGAACACAAATGTTTCTGGTGATAATACTATTATATCTGGAGGATATACTTCCAGCTCAAGTACAACTTATGAATCTGGCAGTTCGTCTAGCACAAGTACTTCTAGCACTACAAATAATACCTCTAATATTAAAAGCTACCCTCCTACAGCTACTGCACCTCCTGCCAGCAGTGGTATTGACGTATGCAATTTAGGACACTCACTAGGAGTACAAAGTTCTTTTATTGGATTGAGTTCTAGTGGTAATCATACTGACGAAACATGTGAACGTATCAAATTAGCAAGAGAGTTAGCGACTGTGCATCAGATGAAAGTTGCAGGCATAGCAATACTCTGTCAAGATCCTAGAGTATTTAGTGCAATGGAAGCAGCTGGAACACCGTGTCCATTCGAGGGACAAATTGGCGCTGACGCAACTAGATTATGGTCTAAATACGATCTGCTAAGACCAGACTACAAGGAGTACAAAGAAAGAATGGAAACAAAAGAGAAGATACAAGCTGAACAAATTATGTATGATACTGGTAGATAATGGCAGAATATATATTGTTAATACATATGTGTAGTTTGATGATGGATGATTGTAGTAAACCACAAGAACATCATTTGCAATTTGCTGATTATTACTCTTGTGCATTAACTGGATATGCTGAAGGTCAACAAATATTACGTGAACAAGGTAGTGAGGTTATAAATACTTTACAACTTACTATTGGACATGAGTGTATAAAGATTGAAAAATGAGTAAAGCAAAATGGTATATTGGATTAGGGGTTACATTGTTATTAATGGCAGGATTTACCAATGCGGCGAATACATCAACCATCAGTGATAACTTACTTTCTAATAATTTTTATGATGACTGGAGTGGTACTAACGATCATTTTCATGGCCCTAATGTATTGGCTGGTGTGCATAATGAGTATCGTGAGCAAACTATTACCCTTTCGGATCATCTCGAAACTTATGAGATCCAAGGTATAACACAATCACAGCTGCAAACCGAGGTGTGGTTCTGGAATCAGTATAATCAATCGGTAACACTAACACAAGAGATAGTAGATTCAAATGGGATTGAGTATTCTAATAATGTTACAATGTCTGGTTCTTGTAGTTCATGGAATGGATGTGGGTATGAAGATTCTCCTACTAATACAATTATTATTAATGATATGGCTGATGACTATGATATAACTGCACGATTTAGTTTTTCTGTACCATCTCAACCTAACAATCATTATGCCGCTGATGTACGTAATCCAGAATTATTTGTAACTTATGAAACATTAGATATTGATATTGAAACTACATTAGATGTAGATGAATGGTTAGATGACTTTGAAGAACAATATATAGATGATTTTGATTCTAGTGAGTTCTTGTTCGAAGATGAGTTTTATGATGATGAACCTTTTGAAACTTTATTTTTTACAGACTATTACGAAATAGCTGATGATATGTATGTTGAGTATGAATCCTTGCCAGAGTTACCAGAAGAAGAAATGGAAGTGATCGAAGAAGAAAATTTTTTTGTTGAAGAAGAAATGATACCAGAAGAAATGCCGAGTGAAGATGATATGCCAGTGGTCGAAGAAGAAATAACAGAAGAAGTCATTGAAGAACTACCAGAAGAAATAGTTGATGATGAGCCAGAGGAGATTAGCGAAGAGCCTAGCATGCAAGAAGAGCCAGAAGAGATAGACGCAGGTGGCCCAGAGCAAGGTGATATAACAATAGGCAAAACAGTATTTGCACAAACAATAGAGGTAGACAAAGTTACACTAAGTATTATGTTACAGGAACAACCTATAATGCAAGACGCTAATTTTTATGCACCAATAAATATTTATCCAGATCAAATTACAATCTTTGACGACAGACAAATATATGGTAATATTAGCTATGTCGCTAATGATCCACTAACTGTGCATAATAATTTAATTGTAGGGAATATAGAGCGGCAACAAGAATTAATACAAAAATTAGAGAGTATGCAATGGAGAAACTAAAAAACAATTTAGCTGGTATAGTTAGTTTAATCGGTGTAGTAGGTGCAATAGGCGCAGGATTTACTACTTATGGCAAACTACTTGGGAATATATCTTCCCTCGAAGAAAAAGTTGCTGACTTAGAAACCAAGCAATATGTAATAAATGAAACAGTAGATCTAACTGATACAAATAACAAGATTAACGACAATTATGTAGCTGTTACAGATCGTATTACAGCAATACAAAATGATTTAAATGTGTCTGCAAACAATCTAGGTATATTAGAAACTAGAATAGACTTAATGCAAACACAAATAGAAGAGATGAAATTAGAAAACAGCAATCCAATGATGAGATAGGAGTAAATATGATTTTAGAAAAACTAAGAGAAATCGCCCATAAATTGCCATACAGCCACGTTTGGTACGATAAATGTGCTTGTGGTTACAAAAAATACAAACGCGCTGTGTGGGTTGCTCTGGCTGTTCTAGGACTAATTCTATTTTTAGCGTAGTAAAATGGCCAAGAAAGATCCAAGACTAGTAAGAGCAGGTGTCAGTGGTTACAATAAACCAAAAAGGACACCTAACCACCCAAAAAAATCACATGTGGTTGTTGCTAAAAAAGGCGACAAAATAAAAACAATACGTTTTGGACAACAAGGCAAAACAGGCGATAAGACTATGACACCAAGAGCAAAGTCATTTAAAGCGCGTCATGCTAGAAATATAGCAAGAGGCCCAATGTCGGCTGCGTATTGGGCAAACAAAACTAAATGGTCGTAGATATTAGCTATTTGGCAGCACCATATAGTTTAGGTGGCATTAGCACTGAATACGACAGGATGCAAAGATACGCTATGATAACTAGACAGGCATGGCTATTATTTAAACAAGGTATTAACATTTACAGTCCTGTTACATTACATCACACAATACAAAGATATGGCAGAATAGATTTAACAACCAGACAGTGGATGAAATACGACTGTGCTTACTTGCAACACTGCAAAGATATGTATGTTTTAATGTTAGATGATTGGGAAGTTAGCACTGGTGTACTAGCGGAGATAGATTACGCAAAAGAAAATCACATTCCTTTATTATTTATAGAGCCTAATGAATTTGTATTGAATGGTTAAACTATATTTTTTATCCAGTCGCCATCATCATTTAGTACCATAGGCAATAATCTTGGCATACCTTCTATAATTATGCCACATCCTAATACAAATCTTGTGGAAAAATTTTTAGCATAACTAAATGCCATAGATTTTTGATTGATAAGGCAACCAACCTGCATACCCCAGTACAAATCATCTGGGTTGGCCCAGTATCCGATACTAAATTTTGTATGATAGTGTCCTTGCACACAGTTCATAGCCATAGTTTGTGATACTTTTAATACATCTGCTGATCTGCCATGCGTAAAGTATACACTTTTACCATTGCTCATTTCTAGTTTTAGATCGTCCACCCATTGCCATTTTTTTGTACCAAGAAACTCACCGTATGGTCGCAAAAACTGTGCTGACATACCATATTTTATAGCTCTTCTATACACTAAAGAACTATGGTTACTGTGTACTTCGGTTACATTTGGGTATATTGATTCTAATTCTTTAATATAATCTTTAGATATTGTAAGCTCATCTCCTATAGACGGTAGATCTGGATTGTGTTCATGGAAACTTATTGCATGAAAATCAAGCAAATCGCCTATGTTAACTACAAAATCTGGTTTAAATTGTTTTTTTATTTCTCGTAAAAAATCAAAGCTATCCTTATGATGGTAAGGAATATGCAAATCTGAAATTACTAGCACGCATCTATTCATATTGCCCTCCTCGCAATTTATGTTATAATAACACTGTTCGTAACTAATAACAAGGAGGACAGTTAATATGCCTATGGGTAAAGGAACTTATGGCTCAAAAAGAGGTAGGCCAGCAAAGAAAAGTGGTATGACTAAAAAACAAAAGACATTACCACCAGCACTCAAAAAAGCAATTATGAAATCAAAGAAAAAATAATGGCTGCAAAAAGAGGACTATACGCTAACATACATGCCAAGCGTAAAAGAATAGCGGCAGGTAGTGGAGAACGTATGAGAAAAAAAGGTGCTAAAGGAGCACCAACAGAGGCTAACTTTAGAAGAGCTGCAAAAACTGCAAAGAAAAGAAAATGAAGTGTTGGTATTGCGCTAACGATCTTATCTGGGGTGGCGACTTTGACATTGAAGAAGAGGATGAAGAGTATGTTATGGAAACAAACTTATCATGCCCCAACTGCAATGCCTTTGTGTTGACCTTTTTACCTAAAGATCAGGATCATTCTTGATTAAATCTTTTAGTTTTTCAAGGTAAACTATTGCGTCCCACAATTCTTCTTGGATGTCTTCTATCCAATGTGTTGTGCGTTTAGTAGCATCTTTCATAGTATCACCGTATGTAACCATACCGTTGTTTGCTCTGTCGTTTGCGCGTTCTATTATAGATGCTACTAGCGGATCTTTTGTAAGTTTAAAATCTGTCATTAAAACTCCGTGTTATTCCAATGTGAACAAAACTTGTTGACTGCGCAATAGTGAGTGCAACGAGTGTCCTCACCTTTACGTAGCACAATCAAACATCCTTTGCCTTCTGTCATATTATTGTTGGCCATGTATTCTTTAGCCTCCTCTAATGTAGGCAACAATCTAACAGCTGACTTCCTGCCATCTTTCATTACAGCATACTGATCGTCTTTACGCCAACGTTCTTTTGGAGTACATATAGGCGGTTCTTCTTGAGTTTCTGCTCGTTGATGTAGACGTATACGTTCTTTGATGTAAGCGTCTTGCTCTTCTGGTTTCCAACGTTTTATAGGTATCATAACACTTTGTTGCTTTGGATAGTTTTCAGAAGTCATTGACTTTAACTTACTCCAATCACGTAATATAGCCATGATCTGTAATGATTTTACTTTGATCTTAATCTTGTCATCTGTGTTTCTTATTAGCCAGTCTAGTATGTTTAGTTGCGCCTCCCATTCTGTTTTACCAGTGGTTAGCGCATCCATAGCAGACCATGCAGAGGTAACTTTGAAGTCAATAAGTTGTCCGTCTTTTGACAAGTAATCAAATGTGCCAGATAGTTTCCAACCATTTGTTATCTCGTTATTAACAAACACCCTACGTTCTGTTATGTCCTCTGTGTTTTCAGAAGCACGTTCAATAATGTGATGGACAGACTGTCCCAGCAAACTCCATATCCTATCAGACACATCCTCTTGCAAGACTTCCCAAAACCTTTGTTCCAACACTCTTATACGTGGTGGTTTTAGCAATCTTGTAGCAGATATGTCGCTACCTTGTGAATCGTAAGGATCGTTAGCTACTGCGCGTACAATTGCTTGTGGCAGCTTTTGTGTATTAGTAAGTTCCATACTCCCAACTCCTTACTAAAACGGTACGCGATCAGAATCTGTGAAGTCTGGCAAGTCTGTACCATTATTAGCATCTCCAAAATCATGCGAGCCAGAAAGTTCTTTGCTCCTAAGTATAATGTTTCTTATGCCCTCTGATAGCTGATTAAAACTATCACGATCACCTTTTTGATAATCGTCTATAGAAAACATTATGCTGTCATGGTGCTGGTCATCCATAGCCTCTTCTTTTGGCAAAGGCATGATAGAGGCAACTCTTGGCCTACCGTTTTTACCCTCCATAATGTTAAGGTAACATGGCACGCCTAACAGTTTAGTAATATCAAATCCTTTTTTTTCTGTTTCTGTAAATGCCCTGCCCCTCCATGCAGATAAGTCTGCACCAAGATTAGATTTCTCGTGTAATGATAATGTGTAAAACTTGCTTAGTGTAAGCGGCTCTCCGTTCATATCATTTTTATGTGCTGGCACTTCCCAGATAATCATGCACTGCCTTTTGTATGTAACATTGCCGTCATAGTTATTCTCTTGTGTACCAAGATCTATGACATTTACACACCTCGCCTTATGCACGCCAGTTGGCACTTGTGGAAATGTTGATTGTTGTTCGTTAGTTGTAGCTATAATATTCATTGTTTTATCCTTTTTTTATATTTACTATTATGTGGATTATTATGATGATTATTAACGTTAAGTCAATACAATAGTTGACTTTAATTAAGTTATTTTATAGTATATGTTTATTAACATGAGGTAACATTATGAGTGAATTATACGAACTAGCTAAAGAGCGCAAGATAGAGATTGTGTCAAAATATGGTGGGAGAAATTTAGCTAGGATCTTGAACATTAGCCACCCTGCTGTTTCTAAGTGGGAAGTTATACCACCATTAAGAGCTTATCAGATTGCACACTTGGGCGATTATGACTTGGAGTATATGAGGCCAGATCTAATTGAGGCATTGTCAATAAACACATAGATTTCAATGACTTATGTGTATGGCACTGCTATTGATCTGCTATAATTTGCTATGTTTTTGCCAATGGCAAAGTATAGCTCTTCAACTGCACCTGCAACTACGAACAAGATAGTAATACATATAATACATAAAACGCTTGACATTGGTTAACTGATGACTAAAATCGTTAATCGAGGTTAAGATATGAGAAAAAGATACAATGACGAGCAATCGCCAGCGTTTCAATTTTACGCGAACGATTGGATCAGCGACACAAATAGACTAAACATGTCATTAGACGAGCAAGGTATATACATACTATTGTATTGCCACTGCTGGCGTGTCTACAAACTTCCACACGACAACAAAGTATTAGCAAAGATCTGCAATACAACTAGCGGTGTTATGAAACGTGCATGGCCCAACATGGCACATTTATTTTACGTAGAAGATGGTTACATACACTGTGTGCAAGCAGAGGAAGAACGTGAGCGACAAACACAGAACAGATTGAAGAAACAAAAAGCAGGTAAAAAAGGCGCAGAAGTAAGGTGGGGTGATGACAGATCAGATTAAACAATACTCTAGGTTTCTAAATAGTTTTGGCACACATCATAGTTTCCAGACTTTTGGCGATAAAGGACTAGACAAAAGATTAATAAAGCAACTGCATGGCACGATTGACGAGCATGTAGACAAGTTGCAGGATCTAAACAAAAAAGGTGCTGGTGTATTTTTTACAGTAAACCGTACAGATCTGCATGGTAGGACGACAAAGAATATAAAGTCTGTACGTGCAGTGTTTATAGATTTAGACGGTACGCCATTGCCTACGAGATTTGAGTTACAGCCAAATTTGATTGTCAACACATCACCAGATAAATATCATTGTTACTGGTTAGTTGATGACATGCCATTGCAAAGTTTTGTACTGTATCAAGAGGCGTTAGCATTAAAATTTAACAGCGATCCAGTCGTGAAAGACTTGCCAAGAGTTATGAGGGTAGCTGGTTTTTATCACAACAAACACAAACCATATCCTATAAAAATTGTAGAGGAATATAATACAAACAAACCATACCATACAGATGAAATACGTGATAAACTAAAATTAGAACGTCCAAAAAGTAAAATGATTATCGGTAGAATGTTACCGAGAACCACAACTTACAAGCGCAACGGTATCATAAACGGAGCGTCAAAAGGCAACAGACACGAAACACTAGTTAGAATGTTGATCTCTATGAGATTACGTGGCGAAACACTAGAGTATGCAAGGAACGAAGCTATTGCATTTGCAAACGCGTGTGATCCACCAGAGGACATACGTGAAGTCATGTTCCAACTAAACGATATATGGAGTAGATATGAAGCTAAGAGAATACCAACTAAAAGCAATGAGTGATGTGGCCGATAAAGGCTGGAAGCACAAAAAAATATTATTGGTGGCACCGACTGGCAGCGGTAAAACTGTGATAGCTAGTGCGCTGATACAAGTAGCGTTAGAAAAGGGACACAAGTGTTTGTTTGTTGCGCATAGACGAGAGTTGATTATGCAGTGCAGTAAAAAACTACACGACTTTGATGTCAATCATGGCGTAATTATGGCAGGCAAATCAGCAACCCCCAGAGCAAAAACACAAGTTGCCAGCATACAAACATTTACAATACGAAGTAAAAAAGAAGATTTTATAAAACCAGAGGCTACACTGATTATACTTGACGAGGCACACAGAAGTGCCAGCAAGTCATTCCAAGATCTTATGGATCTTTATCCCAACGCTATGTTTATAGGTTTGACAGCGACACCATGTCGCAATGACGGTAAAGGACTTGGATCTATTTACACAGAAATGGTTGAGTGCAGTAACATAAAAGAGCTCACAGAACTTGGTTTCCTCGTGCCTACAAAAATTATTGCGCCAACACTACCAGATCTGCAAGGACTACGTATGTTAGCTGGCGATTACGAAAACCGTGGATTAGACAAGAGAGTGAACACGCCTAAGTTAGTAGGTGATCTTGTTACACACTGGTTACGTCATGCCAAAGATAGAACAACTGTAGTCTTTGCAGTTTCCATAGCGCACAGTAAATACATAGCTAAAATATTTAATGAGAACGGTATACCAGCTGGGCATATTGATGGAGAGATGGACGAGTTAGAAAGAGAACGCGTCTTGCATGATCTAAAAGTGGGCCATATAAAAGTATTGTCTAACTGCCAAGTGCTTACAGAGGGTTGGGATATGCCCATAGTGTCTTGTGTCGTGTTGGCTAGACCGACAAAATCTTATGGTATGTATTTACAAATGGTAGGCAGAAGTTTAAGACCAGCAGAGGATAAAGAGGATACACTAATATTAGATCATGCTGGCTGTGTTTACGAACATGGTTTCCCAGCGGATACGCCAGAATGGGAGCTTACAAAAAGTAAAATAAAAAGATCTCAAGAGCCACGTAATAGACCGATAGAAAAACAACCTTTCACATGTGTAAAGTGTAACACTGTATATCAGCCAAGCAGGTATAATAGAGAATGTCCTAACTGTGGATATGTATTAAACGATATTGATAAAAAAGTTTTAGTAAAACAAGGCAGGCTAGTAGAGGTTGAGAGTATTGAAGTAAAGTTAGTAAACAAAAAAGACTGGTACGCGCAACTGCTGTACTTTGCAAAACAAAAAGGTTACAAAGAAGGTTGGGCAAGTCATACATTCAGAAAAAAGTTTGGCCACTTCCCACATTCAAAAAGAGTTTTTCCAAAACCTATCAGCAAAGAAGTTGAAGGTTACATTAAACACTTGTATATAAAAAACGCTAAAGGAGGTAACTATGCAGGATACGAATAAGGAAAAGATCCTACACGGACTACGTGAGATAGGAATAAAACATGCAGAGGCAAAAAAACAACTAACTACGTTGGAGCATGGCAGACAAATATTGCTGGCAGATCTAATGAAAGAGTATCTTTTGCAAGGAGAGAAGACGGTTGCAGGGCAGGATCGTGAAGCTAGGGCAGACGATAGATATAAGAAACATATCGAGGCACTGGGTATTGCTATAGAGAACGAACTGAAATGGGCGTGGGAAAAAAAGATTGTTGAGATCAATTTTGAGAAATGGAAAACTGAAATGATAAACAACACTATCGAGAGAAAAAACTATGGCTAAAAAAAGTATGACAAAGCAGGAGCGTAAACATTTGCAAGCGGTTGTAGATCTTGGGTGTATTGCCTGCGCCAAGTTAGGGATCTATGACAGTCCTGCTGAGATACATCATATAAAAGGTAAATTTAGAATGGGCTCAAAAGCTAGTCATTTTGAAACTATACCGTTGTGTCCTAACCATCATAGAAATGGTGGACTGTCCTACCATGTAAATCCATCTGTGTTTACAGAAAGTTTTGGAACACAGCAAGAGCTTTTGGAGGAGGTGCTGGATTGGTTGAACGTAGACGGTTGTCCGTGTGGCTGCTTGGAGGCAAATAATAGAAAAGATATACACAACTGTTTTGCTCACAATGGCATGCTATACGATTAAAAAAGGGGGTATAGTTATATCATAAAAACTATTACCCCCTACTGTATGGCTCTTAAAACGCGATTTATTCTTGTAAATCTCTCCATTCTTCGTCAGTATCAATTAAATCAAAGTGTTTTGTATAGGCCTCTTTTATCCATTTGTTAGATCTCATTTCATCATGCGCTATATCGTCAGCCTCTTCCACTGACGTTGCTTGCACAGTAATTTCATGGTACACGACTTCGGTTATTGCATACGTAAAATCATATTTCTTCGCCATTCTCATATCTCCCCTCTATTATTTCAGTTATAAATTCAGATAATTCTGTTAATTGTTTTAGATCCCAGACATCACGAATTAAATAATGTGTTCGCATTGTGTTTAACTCATAATCTGCTGGCTGTTGCAAATAATTGTATGAATAAAGTTCATGCTCTTTTTGATTGTGTGCAAATCCATTACCCATAGGCTCTTTAGTTTTCCAATGTTTCATCTTATGGGCCTCCTTCCCTTAATTCTTCAAGATGTTTAACAAGCATATCCAACCCCTTGCACACACCATTATGTTCTGCTTTGGTATGGCTATCGTTTACCCATTCATCATCAGCTTGAATATCTGCTACTATATTTTTTATTTGTGTTAATGTAATCATTATAGGCCTCCTTGCTAATGTTTCCAGCAGTCTGGTGGATCATCTGGCAAATGCGACTGTATCATTAAAAACGCCATGTGCGAGTTAGGTGCAAATTCATAACGTTGCCAATCAGTAAAACCATCAGCAATTTTCATTGCTATCCAAACGCAAAAATCTTCGTTTGACATTGGTGCAATTCTCTCTGCTTTTCTATCTATTACGTGTATGTAATTTTTTTCTTTTTTGCTAACCATTGTTTTCCCTCCATGTTTTGCAAATTATATTACCGTACCCATTATTATGATCTCTAACCAGTGTTCTGCCTAGATCCATCTCGAACAACGTTGTCAAGTCGTCTACAACGGTGTCATCTTTGCCACCGATATGCCATGACGTTATTTGGTGTACTTCCAGTCCGTCTAATCCTAAATGACTTACGCCGTCCTTCCAGTTGTAAATACTAAAGACGCGACCATCTTGAAATTTTCCGTACCAGTGAACATCACTTTTATTGTCATCACTGCCCCACCATCTGCGAACATTGTGCTTTTGCATTACCCATAAAACATTATCGTATGACATTTTAAAAATACCCTGCAAAGAAATACCGTGCGCTTCACTTCTATTCTCTAATGATTGTATATCGTGTAAGCGACAATAGTAATCAGCTTGCTGGTGCGCCTCATACATGTCATTAAATGGTTTTGTGTACTTCCTAATTAGATTTATAAGATCAACCGCTGGATATTTTTTGTACTGCTTTTTTAACGCCCATATTAAATGGGTTAATTTTTCAGCCTCAAGCTCCAGCTGTTTATGATCGTTATCATTTTGTACTAACATTTTGCCCTCCATAGTTGTTAATATTAGTTAAGGTTATTGTATCAAATAATACTTAATTCTCAAGCATTTCTTGGAATAGTTTTAGATCTACTTTCTCATACATGTCTATGCTTGTTATTTTGTATATCCAGTCGTTCGGCTCATTATCCCAAAAACCCATCTGATCGCCTAGCAACTCACAAAATATATCTGCCATGCTTATGTCGTTTTTTATATCGTAGTTAAATTCAAAATTGTAGATCTCATCAATGAGCGCTTGCTTTTTGTTGTACACGTCATTGTCTGGCTCGTCATATAACCATTTTTGAAATGCACTGTTGCCGATATGCACTGCAACGTTGCAAGTGCGATCAAAACATTCTACTACAAAACAATAAGTGCCATTGTTGTAAGTTGGATAATGATATGGATTTTCATGTACAATCTCATTATCTATCGCTATAAAATTTTCTTTATACATTGTCATTAGCGTCCCTCCACCCAAGTGCCAGCCTTATGTTGCTTGATACAACGCCTAGCTTTTTTCAAACTAGTAAAATAATCTACTACCTCATAATAAGGCGCGTCCCATTTATGATCGTCCCAAGTTTCGACAATGCTGTATGGCGCTCTTTTATAAAGATCTGGCGTAAGTGGATTACTTACATCATATTTTAAAAGTACATACATTCTAGCCATGTAACACCTCCATTCTATTGATTAATGACTATTAATACGCCCCATATAGAGGCGCATTGTATAGGCACTAATAAGCTTGTATATCGGACACGTTATACGCCCAAGCTTGACGATCTTCGGCAGCTGACACTCTATAATAGTGGTGCCAGTCGCGAGCCAGCATATCGGTAAGGATTGTATATACATCACAATCTTGATTGCGAATAAGACCAACATTGCCAGCAATATAATCAGTTTCGCCATAAGTCTGGAACCAGATCCAAGTGCTAAAGAAATTAGCGCCTAGACCATTCAGCTTACCCATTTCATTAATGACTAAATCGCCATACTTAGTGGGGACAATCTCAATATTGCCACCTACAATAGCCTGCAATTCGTCAAGTGGAAACTCACCATCTTTTTGAAATTCTGGATACAAAATCTTGGTAGTGCAAAAATCGTCATACTGATAATAATGCTCATCAGTAACAATACCACTACCATTATTATGGATACCAGTCATTTCATAATGATCGTAAGTCAGTTTTAATATATTAGAAATTTCCTTATTCATAATTACCTCCATGATTGAATAATATCTAATGTAATAAAGCCAAAAGCAACGAACCAAAGTACAATCATAATGACCGCGCCCCAGAACGCCAGCCTGCTAACTAAGTTACTGTATAATTTAAACATAGCTAAAGCCTCCTTGTTAACGATAGTTAATGTTATATCAGCTAACAAGTTAATAATCAATTAAAATATATTGAAGTTAACATACTTTAGGTAGTAAGGTAGTTATATGACTGGTAAAACCTTAACCGATAAGCAAAAAGCTTTTGTCGAAAACTTTAGTAAAACTGGCAACGCAACGCAGTCAGCGATAGCGTCAGGGTATAGTCCTGCCACTGCTGAACAGCAAGGCTATGAGTTAAAGCGCAAGCTCGCCAGCGAGATAGATCACGCCACAAAACAAGTGTTAGCGTCATCAGTGCCACTGGCAATAGACAAGCTCCAAAGTCTGATAGTAGATGATAAGGTTAACGCGTCCGTAAAGCTTGGGGCAATCAACTCAATACTTGATAGAACTGGATACCAAACTATCCATAAAGTAGAAGACGTAACCAAGCATAAGAGTGATGACGAACTACAGCAAGAACTAAACCACCTCCTACAGAATATTAAGAGTACTGAACACTAATCTAAATGCCTCCGATAATGGTCGCGCCCACACACACACACGCGCCCAGCAACTCCACTCCGCGCCCCAGCGCGCGCATATTTATAAAGTACGCGCGAACTTAGACCTAAAAAAATGCCCCCCCACCCCCCAAACAATATTTGTTTGCCATAATACAATGGATCAATCCGTGCAGCGGTGGGTCTTTTTTAACATTAACATTTGTTAACATGCTTGACATGGCTATAACGTTAAGTTAATCTACGAATATGGCTGATAAAGCGTGGAAACAACGAGAGCGGAAGGTTGCAGACTTCTTTGGTGGCACAAGAACACCTTTATCTGGGGGTAATGGCAAAGTTACGCGCGCAGATGTTATACATGACGACTTATTTATAGAATGTAAGCTACGCGCCAAGCATACTGCTGTTACTTTGTGGGATGATACAAAAAAATTAGCTGATTTAGAAAACAAAACACCTGTTATATGTCTTTGTGAAAAGAATCGCAAAGGTTTTTGGGTGATGGTACACAGTGATGACTTGGAAAAACTATGAATGATATAGAAAGAGCAGTGGAAATAGCCAGAGAGTTACAGTATCGCAAAGATACAAACCGTATGGCGTTCTATGAGCCTTACGAATACCAAAAAAAGTTTCACAATACAAAAGCACAGCAGCGTCTGTTGATGGCAGGTAACAGAATTGGTAAATCTTTCTGCGGAGCAATGGAGATGGCGTTTCATTTAACAGGACAATATCCAGATTGGTGGAATGGCAGGCGTTTCAATCGGCCCATCAGGGCGTGGGCAGGTGGCGCGTCTAATGAAACGACCAGAGATATATGTCAAAAAGAATTAGTAGGGCAACCAGACGATCCATCTGCAAAAGGCACTGGAAGTATACCATTAAAATATATAGGAGAAACAGTTAGGAAAGCTGGTGTGCCAAATGCCATGAACAGTCTAGTTATAAAACACGTAACAGGTGGCTGGTCTAGGTTGGCGTTTAAAGCATACGAGATGGGCAAAGAAAAATGGATGGGAGAAAGTCTTGATGTTATATGGTTAGACGAAGAGCCACCATCATCTATCTATACGCAAAGTCTAACACGTACTGCTGACAAAGGTGGTATTGTTTACATGACTTTTACGCCAGAAAATGGTATGACAGAAACGGTAGCGCAGTTTGTAAATGATCTTAGGGATGGGCAAGCACTCATACAAGCTGGATGGGATGATGCACCACACATGACTGACACGGTGCGCGATCAAATACTTGCTGCGCTGCCACCACACGAACGTAAGATGCGTGAACAAGGCATACCACAATTAGGTAGTGGTCTTGTTTTTCCTTTACCAGAATCACAGATGGTATGCGATCCAATAGAAATACCAACATACTGGCCTAGAATATGCGGTATAGATTTTGGTTGGGATCACCCTACAGCTGCTGCATGGGTAGCATGGGATAGAGATAGTGATATTATTTACATATACGATACTTATGCAATGTCGCAAGAAGCTGTGCCTATACATGCTAGTGCCATAAAATCAAAAGGTAACTGGATTCCTGTAATCTGGCCTATGGATGGCAGGCAAGCAGACAAAGGATCTGGTAAATCATTGACAGAGCAATATAGATCTGAAGGCGTGAACATGACACGAGAACATTTTAGCAATCCACCACAGCAAGGACAAAAAGAAGGTAGTGGTGGTAACTCTGTTGAGGCAGGGGTACAGGAGATATACACGCGTTTGATGACAAATAGATTGAAAATTTTTAATAATCAGAGTAAATTATTAGAAGAGTTACGGATGTATCACCGTAAAGACGGTAAAATTGTAACAAAACATGATGATGTTATATCTGCAATGCGTTATGCGGTTATGTCTGTAAGAAAAGCAAGAATAAAAGATTACGAGCCAATACAATTAGAATCAGATAGTAGTTTTAACGTATTTATGTAGGAAAAAAATGCCAAAAAAAACAAATATGAGAAAGTCTTTGACCAAACGTCAAGAAGATGCACTGAAAAGACACAAGGCAAAAGGCACACACACCAAGAAACACATGGATAGTATGCGTAGGGATATGCTCAAAGGTATGACATTTACTCAGGCACATTCAAGAGCAATGAAAGGTGTTGGCAAGTAATGGGCGGCATAGCAAAAACAATTAACAGAGCTTTTGGTGGTAGTAGACCAAAATCTGTTGCGCCAGTAGTGCAGCAAGTCGCACAGCCAGCAGCAACATCTGCAATGTCAACGCCTACGCCTGCCGCCATGAGATCTGGTTACGGTGGGCAAAGCACTATAATGACAAGTCCTAGAGGATTAGAGAATGAAGCTAACATAGGAAGAACTGTGTTAGGCGGAGGATCACAAACTGAACGTAGGAGGATGACGTATTGATGAAAAAGAAAAAAGTTAAAACAATAAAAAAAGTTATTAAAGGTTTAAAAAAAGCATCCGCATCACACAAGAAACAAGCAAAGACATTAAGCAAAGCAATTAAATGATTGAAGTCCGTACAGACGACAACACAAAACAAGAAGCGTACGATTGGATAAAAAGCAGGGCGCATATAAATAGGGAGCTAGAAGAAAACGATAGACATATTGCTTTTTTAGTAGATAATAGTATTAAGGCATGTTTATTGTTTTCAGATTTTGATGGTTACAATATTTTTGTGCATTTAGCAATAGATGATGCAAGATTGTGCCAGAGAAGATATATAAGGTTAATGTTCGATTATGCTTTCAATCAATGCAAATGTGGTAGAATAACAGCAATGTGTGTTGATGGTTACAGAAGAAACGAAAGATTACTGCAAGGTGTTGGTTTTGTAAAAGAAGGTGTAATTAGACAAGCAATGTTAGTAAATAATAAGTATGTAAATGCAGCTTTATACGGAATGTTA